AATGGTGATGTACAAGTTTCCAATGCTGGTAGAAGCGGTTCAGATCCTACAAAACGCTATAGAATGGTTTTTAATGCTCATCATGGAGCAACAGATCAAACAGCAGATCCGATGCTTACTGCATCATTAAGTAAATGGACTTCAGCACATAGATTAAGGGGAATCGCTTATATTGCAGCTTCGTTTGAATATGATTCAAAAGGAATGTTTAGTTCTACTCCAGAGCTAACATGCGTAGTTAGAGGTAAAAGGCTATACGATCCAACTGAAGATGATACAGTTAGCGGTGGTAGTGGAGATCAAAGAATAGATGACTCTTCTACTTGGACTTGGTCAGATAATGCTGCTTTAGCAGTTTTAGATTATCTAAAAGACACAGAATATGGAAAGGGTTTAACTTCTTCACAATTAGATTTACCTTCTTTTATTACTGCTGCTGCTCTATCAGATGAATTAGTAGATATTCCTGAATTTGCAGGATCTTTTGTTGCTGGTACTTTTTCAGGAACTTCAGGAGATAATTATTTTGATGTTGACGAAGATACATGGGCAAGAATAAAAGCTGGAATTAGATTATCTTTAAAAGATTCAGGAGATTCAGACGTATTTGTTAACGTACAAGTTAACGAAGTTCAAAGATCTACTCAGCTAACAGAAAGCACAAGATATAGAGTATATGTTAATAATCCATTAACCAGCACTTACACAAATGAGACTTCAACATTTAGAGGTAAATGTAGGAGATTTCATTGCAACGGTGTAATAGATACTAACGATAATGTACTTGAGAATACTAGAGATTTACTAGCTAACTGTAGAGGTATCCTAAATTACATTGATGGAAAATATTCTTTAGAAATAGAAAATACAGGAAGTTCTATTTTTAGCGTTAATGAAGATCATATTATTGATAGTGCTCCAACACGAATACAATACGAAGATAAAAGCAGAAAATACAATAAAGTCGTTGTCTCTTATTACAATGGCCAGAAAAAATTTGAACCTGATACTGTTACAGTCTTACATGACGCATCGCCAAATTATACTTCCGATGATAACGGAGAAATCCTAGAAGCTAAGGTTGAATTTGATTTTGTAACTAATCCCTATATTGCTTATAACTTAGGTAAAGCTATTTTAGGCAGAAGCAGAAATAGCAAAACTGTTTCTTTCACTGGTACTCCAAGATTATTAGATTTAGTAGCTGGTGATATTATTGATATTACTTATGCAGGTTTAGGATTATCTGGAAATGTCTATAGAGTGGAAGCCATAACTTTATTGCCAGATTCTTTAGTACAGATACAAGCCATAGAATACTTAGACATTTATACTTGGGATTCTGTACCGCCTACAGATCCAGTAGATGATTTACCAGACATACCAAAAGGGCAGGAATCTTTACCACCTACTAATTTAACTTTCACTGATACCGATGAATCAGCAAATGGCAGACCTTTTGTTTCTTGGAGCCCAAACCCTAACAGCACAATAAAAGAATACAGAGCGAAATGTTTTAAAAAGATTGATGATGGTATTGAGTTTCTAGGTGCTCAAACTGCTCCAACTTCTACTATAGATCTACAAGGTTTTGCTGCATCTACTACAGATGTTTTGGTTGAAGGAGATTTATTGATACCAGCTTTTACAAGTCAAATTTATACAGTACAGGCTAACGTTAATTCTGATGCTAGCGGACATGCAACAGTTACGATAGATCCTGAATTAGTAGATGATGCTGCTGGTGGTTTAGATATATTTAAGCTGGTTAAATCCTTTTCTAAAATTACTACAGATGAATTTGTAGATCTTAACTTTTTGCCAATAGAAGATTATCAGATACAGGTTAGCACTATAAATGTTACTAACTCTGAATCAGAGCCAGCTACATTAAATTTTACAATTACAGATCCAACTATTTCAGGGGATGATTTACAGGCAAGTGCTAAATTTCCTTCCTATTTTTATTATTTTAGAACTTCCAATAGAAATGCTCCTTCTAATGCTGAATTCAATACAGAGTTTGGCAGAGATCCTATCTCAGACGATATATGTATCGTAACTAGAACAGATAATAATAAACAGAAAGCCTATATTTATGATGGCACAACTTTTAATGAAGCAGCCAATTTCTTTGATGGTGATTTAGTTACTTCAGGAACTATTGGAGCTAATAAGATTATTGCTAATGACATAACAGGCGATAGAATTAGTTCATCAACAATTATTGTTGCTGGTTCAGGGGCTAATACAGCAGCATTAAGCGGTAAATCAGGATCAGACTTTAGAATTTGGGCTGGTCAAGCTCAAGGCTCTGGAGCTCCTTTCTTAGTTAAGTCAGACGGTACAGTTGAAATGCGAAGGCTTAAAATCTTTAAGGAAGATGGTACTTTAATTTTTGATTCTGCAACTGGTTTCACGGATGAAGGCTTAACAGATATTTCTGAAACTACTGGAACTCAAGTTCAAACATTATCAACAACTTTATCTAGCGATAGCGATACAGAGACTATTACTCTAGTTGAAACTTCAACGCTTGATGTTAGCGTAAAATTAAACACTTCCTTTACTGGTTATGATAATACTGGTGCGGACGCTTCTGAATTAGAAGCTAATGCACTTGCAGACATTCCTGATAACTTTACTTTATTATTAAAATATTCAGACGATGGCGGTTCTACATATACAACAATAGATAGTCAGACTTACACAAAAGTTACAAGCGGAACTCCTACATCAACACAATATCTAGCAGAAGCAGATAGCGAAATATCAGATTTCTCTTTTGGTTGGGCTTATGTTAATAATGATCAGGGTTCAGTAGATGCAAACGGTTTCACTGTTTTATCTGGAACTTTAACAGACTTATCAGGTGCGGAAGCTGGTACAGAATATGTTTTTGCTACTGAAGTTTCTACTACCGATGGCAGTTACGATACAGCTAACAAAGTAACTTCTTCTGCACCAAGAACTATAACCATTACCGATACTACTGGAGACGGATTCATTGTTGGCGATGGAACTGGAACTCAGGGCGGTGGCGAAGGCGATATTACTTCTGTTACTGCTGGAAGCGGTTTAACAGGTGGCGGTACAGCAGGGGCAGTAACCTTAAATGTTGGGGCTGGTGATGGGATTACAGTTAATGCCGATGATATAGATGTAGATAGCACTGTAGTTAGAACAACTGGTGCTCAAACTTTAGCAGGATCAAAAACCTTTTCCGATGATGCTATTTTTAATGCTGAAATAGGTATTGGAGAGGCTTCTCCAGCTGCACCTTTACACATTACTTATAGCGGTACTGGTGATGGTATTAGAGTAGAAAACGATGGGGCTGATGCAAATGCAGCACCAGATTTAAACTTGTTTAGAAACTCTGCATCTCCAGCAGCTAATGATTTAATCGGTGAAGTTAAATTTAGAGGTAAAGATTCAGGCGGTAGCAATGTTGAATATGCAAGAATACAAGGTGTCATTCTTGATCCTACAGATACTAGCGAAGATGGCGGTATTAAATTTTTAACCGCTCAAGCTGGAACTGAAGATGTAACAGCAGCATTTATAACAACTAGCGGTGATTTCCTTGTTGGCACTGAGTCAACAACTATTGATAGTTCTAATTTTGGTTTCAGAGTTCAAAGCTCTGGTGGAATACAAAATGCAAAAAATGTAGCTGGTGGCGGTAACATTTTGCAATCTTTTGGTAATGCTGGTGAATTTAGGGTAAAAGGTGATGGAGACGTACTTAACACTAACAATTCCTATGGCGGTATTTCAGATCAATCGCTCAAAGAAAACATAGTTAATGCAACTGATAAGCTAGAAGATCTTCTAAACGTACAGATAAGAAACTTTAATTTCATAGGCGATGATAAAAAACAAATAGGCATAGTAGCTCAAGAACTAGAATCAATATTTCCTAATTTAGTTAATACAGACGATGAAGGAATCAAATCAGTTAAATATTCTGTATTTGTACCAATACTTATAAAAGCAATTCAAGAACAACAAAGCACGATAGACGATTTACAAAGACGATTAGAACAATTAGAATCTAATAATTAATTATTAATGTTTTTTATATGCCTAGACAAGCAATTAAAAAAGTTCGTGCTACAGCATCCGATGTCGCAAGCGATCTAAAGAATCACGAAGTTATGTGTAGTGAACGTTGGAAAACTTGTTTCAACACTTTAGAACGTTTAGAAGAATCCATTGAAATAATTAATGACAGACTTAATACAGGAATGTTAAGTCTTGTTGGATTCCTTGCAGCAACTTTGGTGTCTGTAATATTAGCTGCATTATCATTATGGTTATCATTAGCCTGATTGGACTGTAGCACACCTTATTTATGAGTAATCTAATAGCACCAATAACAGAAATAGCAAACAACGTACTGGATAAGTTTGTTGAGGATAAAGACTTGAGAACTAAACTTTCTCACGATCTCCAAAAAGAATTAATCCAATTAGACAAGGAACAAATTAAGCTCAATGCTGAGGAAGCAAAGCATCATTCATTATTTGTATCGGGCTGGCGTCCCAGTGTGGGCTGGTGCTGCAGTATTGCCCTTATTGCACATTACATTGTGTTTCCTTTGGGTCAGTGGATTGCCGCTTTATTCGGTTCAAGTGTACAATTTCCTGAATTTGATTTTTCGCAACTATCAACAATTCTCCTATCATTACTTGGTATGTCAGGGCTTAGAACTTATGAGAAGTTTAAAGGTGTTAATAGAGACTAATGTACACAAAAAAAGAAGCCGAATTAGATCTTAATCTAATAAAGGAACGGCTTATAGATTTTGAAGGTATGGTGCTAAAACCGTATTTTTGTTCTGAAAAAGTGCTTACCATCGGGGTGGGTAGGGCTATTGGTATTAACGGAATAAATGAGGAAGAAGCACTGTACCTACTTAATAACGATATCAATACAGTTATTCAAAGACT